TATGTGGTATGTACCTCTAGTACCGGGAACCTCAACACCATTGATCTCTTGGTACACACTCCACTTCTTACCATCCCTATGGACACAGGTGTATAGGTCAAGACCCTTGGGCTTAGAGTAGCTGTCGCCGGAAGGCACTGCTGTGTCATCCATAGCCAACTGGGCTCTCACCTCATCTGAAAAAACCTCAGGAGATACTGTCTCCTTGGTAGCTACTGCCAGTAGAGTACCACTAGGGTCACGCTTAATAACGTAGCTGTCCAAACCATAGACCCTTATGTTGTTGTCATCCGGTATGTACACAAGGGAGTTGCCAGCCACAATGAGGTGCTTGAGGGACTCAAACATCACAGCCCTTATGTTACTGGCCTCGAACTCAGCCTGCACTGAACGCTCTACCTTACCTAACGTCTTCTCAATCTCAGAACGGACAGCATCCACATCCACGCCCTCAGCAGACATAGCATAGTAGTCCACAACAAGGCGGAAGAAAGGAGAGTTAGGAGGGAGAAGAGCCAGAAGAAGCTTACTAGAAAGATTGTTAACACCTCTGGCCCCCATTCCCTGAAAGGGTGTGGGGAATGTAGTAGTTTCATTATGCCCTTCCGGTGGTACTAGGTAGGGCAGCGTAAGTTCTGCTGATTCCCTAGCTCGATTCAAAAAGGTGAGCCGTTCCTCAGAGCCCTGCTTATAGAAGGTTCTAATGGATGGAACGTGCATTAGGAGTACTGTATTCCACTACCGCTACTGGAAGTGGCAAGTCCCACACCCGGCTTAATAGTAAGGCTGTCTCTTGTAGACTTCTTACTTCTAGCCGTCCTCGTCCTCTTTGACTTAGACTTCCCAAGATTAGTAGCTGTGACTACCTTAGGTATAGGTGCGGGCGCGGGTGGTGGTGCTGGGCTTGATCCTCCTCCAAAACACATAAGCTTGTTCTCCTTTTTAAGTTTCCGTTGAAAAGATGTTGTCCGATTGTACTTTTTGTACTTCCTTTAGTAGTCTTACAACTGAAACTTGTCCTTGTAAACGATAAATTTCACCTAAGTCAGTAGAATTTGGCATGACATCGGGGAACCTACCCTCTAAGGCAACCACTAACTCCCCAGATATCACTGGGAAGTCCTGAAATTCATCCTTGTCCATCGGTATCCTCCATTAAATTAAGCTCTTGAATAAGGAAACACAACCCCTCGGACAACTCCGGTAGCCCCTTCTGATTAGGCAGCAGCCAGTCAGGTGTGATGTGATCCAGCTCTACCTCTGATCGATGGTCGGACTTAAGCATCCTACGCTCATCACCTATGACCTTAATGATGAACCCCTTGCACTCCTTCTTAACGTAGTCCACCTCATTAAGAAACCGGACATCAGTTATGACAACTACATCCACGTTGTCCCTAAGGAAGGAGACCTCGGTACGTAGCTTATCTATCCAGTACTTCTCGTTCTGCTTTCGCCTGTATTCTGTGCCCCACTTCTGGAGAATAATCCTGAACACCTCCTTGTTATCCTCGACTGCCTCCACGGGTATCTGGTGGCGGTCAGCAACCTCCTTCTTTACCTCATCACCGAAGGCTAGGCGCACGAACTCCTTGTCTGGAACCATAGCTTGCAGGAGACTGAACACAGTGTCTTTACCACTGCCGGCCTTACCTACCAGACCTACTACGATACCTTTTGTTTTTCTTTTCTTTTTAACTGGGGTTTCCATAGCTTTACCTCCTTGGTTTCAAAATTATAATCACCACTCCTTAGAATCCGAGCTACCCTTGCCTGAGTCAAGGCGTGTTTGGATGACAGCCCTGCCCTGTCAAAGACTTGAAGGACTCGTGCCCATGTGTCCACGTTCCCCGCACACTTAGCCAGCAGAGCCTCGGCACTCTTGGGGCCACACTTGGGACAACCCTTGTAGTTATCCGAGGAGTCTCCAACCAGAGTCTGGTAGAAGTGATGAGCATCAGCTTCTTCTGCTGAGATCTCCTGCACCCCCTCCTCTGGTCGGTCAGGGTTATACAACTGGCAGGGTATGCTCTTTAAGTCCTTGTCTATACTGACAATGATTGATCCGTTCGACTCTGGCTCAGTCGCTGCGATACCCATCAGGTCGTCAGCTTCTAGGCCATCCTCTAACTCAGCGTCCCACTCTGCAATCATATGGTCTCGGAGGGAGCCGAGGATCATGGGCTTACGCTTACCTTTACGGTTGGCCTTGTACTCAGGGAAGAGTGCAGTCCTATAGTTTGTGTGTCCTGTTAGGAACACCCTAGCATCCTGAGCATTGAGATCCTCCTTCAGCTGCTCAATCCATATGTCTACCTGCGCTTTCCCCTCCTTAGCATCAGCATGAAGAGTCCAGAAGTCATCGCCCCAATGCACAGCCCCTTCGCAAGCGGCTGAAACTTTGTACGCCACTATGTCGCCATCAATTAGTAACATTTTTAAGCCTATCTTTTAGTAGTTTATATTTTAGTTCTGCTTGTCTGTTCACATCTATCTTGAAAGAGATGCGACGAATACCATTACAAATAGCACCGTGGTTTCTCTTGTACATTTCAGCGAGCTCTCCAACACGGTAGCCGTCCTCCTTCAGTATCTTCCACAGCATTTGCCTAGCCTCTACGTAAGTCTGCTTGCGGCATTGCCTACGTAGGTCTGGGTAGTTAATACCAAATAATGCACACGCATATAAATCCAAGTGCTCCAGCTCTTCGTTAATTTTTAGTGTGTCTCTGACCATGCTCCACCTGTCTTAGCTTTCCCTGCCATCGGGCAGCGTAGGTTAAAGGCTTTACCAGCCTCGTAGATTGAGTCCTCTGCTTCCAGCATCACCTTCTCCACAAACTCAGGCCAACACTCCACCTGAAACTCATCGTGTACGTGAGCAACAAAGGCGAAGTCCTCGTTAGGCCTTAGTCCCATGGCTACCAGCTTATCGAACAGGATAACCGTAGCCTTCTTCATGACCACAGCTCCCGCCGATTGAAGTAGGGTGTTAAGGGCTGAGTGCTCGCTCCGTATATGAAGTCGCCTCTTGTCCAGCCCTATAAGGTAATCTCGCTTCTTCAAACTGCTGGAAATTTTTTCCTTCAAAACTCTCAGGCTTGGGAGGGACTTGAGGAACTTGGTGCGGATAGCCCTACCCTCAGTCGAACCCTTGCCTATGATCTGTCCGATCTTCTCATCACCAGCACCATACAAGAACCCATAGATAAAGGTCTTGGCATTGTCCCGTGTGGGTAGACCAGCAGCCTTCTGGTTGACAGCATGGACATCACTCTTCAGTAGTTGTTGTGTGTACTCAGCATCATTCATATAATGAGCCAGACACCTGAGTTCAAGGCCACTGGCATCACACCCAACCAACACCATTCCAGCCGTAGCTTTGAACAAGGCTCGGTAGGAGGGGTCTCGAGGAACCTGAGCCATGTTAGGGTGTCGGTGGGTGCAACGACCAGTGACGGCTCCATTGGTAACAACGTGACCATGGATACGTCCTTGTCTCTCCAGCTTGAGCCAACCTTCTTTACCATCTCCTAGTTGGCCCATCCTTTTCTGGAGCATTAGAATCTTTGAAAGCATTTGAGCCTCATCGAAAGGGATACCGCACAGCACGGACTCATCCACCTTGGGCTTGCCACCCTCGGTAAACTCAGTGGGCTCCCACCCCATGAGCATAAGCCTCTCTGCAATGTGATCCCTACTGAGGGAGTTAAAGGGGATCCTCTTTATCTTGTGTGGCCCCTTCTCCACGGTGGATGCCTTGTGTCCAGCAGCCACGGCAGCAGTCTTGGTTTCAAACAACTGGTTGTCAGCCTTCCAAAAGCGAGACTTCATCTGGATCTCCTTGGGAGGAAAGATCTCCTGTAGCTGCGTGTCCAAGTCCAGCTTCTCACCAGCCAGTGAGCCATACAGCCAGTTAGCTGCCGGCACATCGAAAGTAAACCCTCTCTTCTCCTGCAGTGTCATGATCTTGGCAAACTCATGCTCAAGTTCAATGGCAATGGGTGAGTACTCCAACTCATCGAACATACTATACAGCTTTGCTGTAACACGGGTGTCCTGTATGCAGTACTCCTCCATCTCAGCACACCACAGGTCAAACCCGTGTTGTTCCTTGAAGGTTCCCTTGAGAGAGCCCAGCCTGTAGCCCCATGCCTTGAGGCTGTGGCTTCCGATCATCTTGGTTGGGAAGTCCTCATCCTTCTGCCTCCTAACAAAGTCATTCTTCTTAATGTCAGGGTGGATCAGACGGCTGAGTACAAGGGTGTCCCTTACCTCAGCCTTGGGTGTCCACTTCTTAAGCTTCTCCAGAACCTGTAGATCATAGTTAATTATGTTGTGACCTATGATCTGGTCTGCACGGTCAAGCTGTTCCAACCCCTCACTGAGAGGGGCTCCCTCTTCATGGATCTCATCATTATAGATGAACTCCTCACCTGTATCCAAGTCCACCACAGCCATGCAATGTATCTTGCTAACCCGTGGCAACAGGTTGTTGGTCTCTAGGTCAAAGATCAGTCGGGTCATAGCTCGGCTCCTTTTTTATCAAAAGATTTTTTAAGATTAGGTACAAATAATTTACCCTTACCATTTAACAGCGACAAAGCCTTTGCAAACCACTTGTCATTAGCGTCATGCTGCCACTCTTTTAATCCTGTATAGTATTTCCTGCTCCAACTGTTCATATGTCGGCGCTCTCTTCCATCATGTGAAGTTCAGCAATCCTCCCTGTATCATGGGAGTAATCCAGAGATGCACACAGTCCTGTCTGTCCTGACCAACGGTTCTTGAGTACCCGCACACGGGTTACGTCTGCCAAGTCCTCATCCTGTTGGTTACGTTCCAGCCCGAACACCATATCACTGAGCTGTGCTATACCAGCAGAGCCCCTGAGTTGAGAGAGACTAGTAAGCCCACCCTCTTCATGGCCCCTGCCGTCCGGTCTCTTCAAGTGGCTGACAAGTATGAGTGCAAACTTCAGCTCCTCTACGAGTGACCTGAGGCTAGTCATGGTGTTGTCAATGAACCTACGTTCATCACCATGGTCGTGTCCTGACACCACAATAGACAGGTGATCCAGAAACACATACTCACACCCACAACCAGCAACCATGTACCGGATACGGTTCACCAGATTCTCACTGTCCATGGAACCGAAGTGGTCATACAGGTAGCAGTGACCTGAGCCTACTGTAGCCTCGAAAGACTCACGCTTCTCTGCCACATCCACATCCTCAGGACGAATAAGAATAGGT